ATGAAGGTGCATCTAACCGAACGCATGGTCAAAGCGGCGGAAGGCCGTCCCGGCAAGGATACGCTGATCTTCGACGACGAAATCGCCGGGTTGGCGCTCTGCGTCTACGCATCCGGTAACCGGGCCTTCTGCCTTATCTATCGCATCGTAGGGCGGCAACGTCGCCTTACCATCGGAAGCTGGCCGGATTGGTCGGTAACGGCGGCGCGCGAAGAAGCAAGGGCTCTGAAGCGGCGCATCGATCAAGGCGACGATCCCCTCGGCGAACGCCAAGAAGCGCGCGCGGCCGCAACGATCCGCGAATTGATCGGCCGCTATATCGAAGAGCATACGTCCAAGCTCGCGCCGCGATCAGCCACCGATCAAGTATCCATGTTGCACAAGCTCGTCGATCCGGAATGGGGCGCGCGCAAGGTGGCGGAAATCACCCCTTCCGATGTCGATCGTCTCTTGAAGAAGATCGCCGAAGGACGCGCGCGGCCGCACAAGGAAAAAACGACGCGGCAGCGGAAGAAACCGCTCTCGAAGCCGCGGCCAACGCCGATCCGCGCAAACCGCGTGGGCGAGGTGCTCCGAAAGATGTTCAACCTCGCGATCGGCTGGAAGATGCGCGAAGACAATCCCGCCGCCAACTTCGCGCGGCGCGTCGAAAACGAGCGCGAGCGCTTCCTCACGCTCGAAGAAATCGAGCGCATCGCCAATATCATCGACGCCCACAAAAACCGACGCGCCGCCGGGATCGTGCGCATGCTTCTCCTAACGGGCGCGCGCTTGGGCGAAGTCCGTTGCGCACGATTCGAGCAATTCGATCTCGATCACGCCATATGGACAAAGCCGGCCGCTACCACGAAGCAAAAGAAGACGCATCGCCTGCCGCTGTCTTCCGCAACGGTGGCGTTTGTTCGGGCGCGCCGTGCCGAAGTTCCGAAGGGCTGCCCCTGGCTTTTCCCCGGCGACGCGCTCGACGAAAACGGCGATCCCAAGCCGGTTCAGGAAATTCGCAAGTTCTGGCACGATGTGCGGAAGCGTGCCGGCATGCCGGATTTGCGCATCCACGATCTGCGGCATACCTACGCCTCGCTGCTCGTGTCAGGCGGCATGTCGTTGCCGATGATCGGCAAGCTCTTGGGCCATACGCAGGCGAAGACAACCCAGCGCTACGCGCATTTGATGGACGATCCGCTTCGGCAGGGGGTCGAAGCGGTCGCCGATATGCTGCGGCCAAAGCTTCGCTTGGTCGGGGATGCCGGCTAGTTTGCGCCGGCGAGCCATCCCGCGATTGGCCGCCAAAGCGGCGCTAGGTTCAACGCCCATAGGCCGACGCAAAGCACCGCGATCAGGACCGTTGCGGCGACATCCCTGATGAAGCGGTGCCACGGATGCATGTTCGCGCGTCGCTCCCGATGGCGGATATTGGCTTCGCCGATTTGCTCCCAATAGCCCATTGCCCCGCCCCTTCGAAAGTACCCGAAGAACGCATAGTCAAAAGCAAATCCCGCCGGATAATCAAGCCGGCGCGGCTTGAAGCGCATGCCAAACGGCCTGAACCTTCCGGCGGATTGTGCTTTCGTCCGGCGCGCCGTCAACGCCCGAGGCGCGGCTATCGAACCATTCCTGCATGTCGCGGATCAAATCGGCCTGGCGCTCCGGCAAACCGAATTCATGGATGCGCTTGCAAAGCGCGATATAGAATCCATCCCAATCATGCGCGGCCGGCCGCCCCGGCCCGCTGCGACGGGACGCGGCCTGCCTTTCCTGCATGGTGATCAATTCATGCGCCGCTTCGAAACGCATGATTTCCCTTCGCGATATGAGAACATCCCAAGGCGTGATCGGAACGCCATCGGAGGGATCGGTGATCCAAACCCAATCTTCGCCTTGCCTATCCGCGTCCCGGATGCGGCGGATCATAACGCTCGCCGGCCCCGATCCGTCGCGCCGAAACAAGGCATACACATCGGGGGCTGCAATTTCGACAAGCCCAGCAATGGTCCGCCCGGCTCCTTGAACCGGCGGCAATGTCGCCGACAACGCAATGCGGCCTTCGATGGCCCAACCAACAACATCGGCCGCCATGGTATCCCAACGGGCCGCGGCCTCATGGACCGAGTAAAATGAGCGCGCTGGCAATGCCATTTCACTCTCCCGCGCAAATCAATTTCCAGCCTCTCTGCTCTGCATGCTCCGTTCTTCTCTCGCAACTCAGAGACCTAGCGATCTATCGATTTTTTTTCTTGTCGCGACGCCGCCAATGCTGCACGACCGCGCGAAGATCGGAACGCATATCGGGCGGTAGGCGGCCGGCATCGACGAACAAATCGTCAAGGCGGATCTCCAAGATGGCGGCGGCGCGTTCGATCAAGTCGTCGCGCGGCGGCTTCTCCTGATCGCGCTCGATGCGCGACCAATACGCTGGCGAAACCCCCAAGCGTTGCGCCAATTCCGTCAGGCCGATGCCATGCGCTTCGCGCTGGCGCCGGATATGTTCGCCGAAAGTCAAGTGCCCCTCCCTTCGCCCCCGGCCACGAAGCCGTTGCGGGCAAGCCGAACCTCCATGAAGGCATAGGAAACGCCGAATCGTTCCGCCAACGCGCCGACGATCGAATCCAATGCCGCGAAATCTGCATTCGCGATGCGCGGCATCGGCTGGCCGCCGCTTTCGCGCCAATGCAAAGGGATGCCATGCGCCGATGCCTCGCGCGGAAGCGCCTTCGCAAGCAAGGCGCGCGGCGCCAGAAATTCCCCCATGAACTCGTCCGCGCGCCATTCGGCCCAATCGAAAGGCGTATCGGATGGCGGTCGTTCGGCTTTGGAACGGAACGCGCAACGATGGCGCGCGCCGATCGCCGCCGGCATGTCGAAGATCGCATGCGCCAATTCGTGCGCGGCGGTCGATCGAAGCAGTTCCGGGCGGTCGCCCAGCACTTCGCCGTTCAAGCTGATCATGATCGTATCGGGCACGGCGGGATCGTGTTCGCAAACGCCCCAAGCGGGATTCCCTTCGGGATCGTGAACGGAATGCCCCCAGTCCCATTCGATCCGCAAAGGTAGGCCATTGATCCGAATTCGTTCGGTGCGGCGCGCCAGGCGATCGATTTCGAGGGGCTTCGGAGTGTGTCCGGCAAAAAGTCGGCGCCCGTTCGCCGCCAAGGCCCTGATCGCCTTGGCGGAAAGGCGCGCCGGTTCGCGCGATGCCCGGCATGGATAGGTGATCTCGATCGCCATCGTCGCCCCCGCTTCGTTGAGTCATCGGTTAACGATATTTGTTCCTTATATGTTCTAGTCGTCGCGGAGTCGAGTCGATTCGCTGCCCAAGCCAATCTTGATGCCACCAAAGCGGCGCCCGCCGCATTTCGATGGCCTTAAGCCGCTATGAATACGGCGTTTTCCCGCCTTTGGACGATCTTTCCGCCGGTTTACGCCGGTTTCCGCCTAAGCCGCAACGACGCCCCCTCGCTAGCATCCGACCGCATCGAACCGCATCCGTTGCATGGAGGGTTTGCATGAATGGTCAACCGATGGGGGCATCTTCCCAAGAGCAGGCCATGGCGGCGGAAGCCGACATGGCGGTGCTTGATGGATGGATGACGCGCCCCGAAATGGCGGAGCAGATCGGCATATCCGTCGATACGCTCGCGCGTTGGGAAACCCGGCGCATCGGGCCGCCCTGCGTCCGCATCGGCCGCAAGGTCTACTACCGCGTCGAGGCCTTCCGCGAATGGCTTCGGGATCAAGAGGCGCGGAAGGCGCGCGGGGGGCGGCGATGAAGGGGGCGAACGCCAGCACAGGCGCCTTGCTGCGCAGCTTCCTCGAACGGGTCGAACGCCTCGAAGAAGAGCGCAAGCAACTCGCCGACGACATCCGCGACGTGAAATCGGAGGCGCGGGCCGCCGGTTTCGATCTCAAGGTCTTCAATCAAATGCTGCGCGAAAGGCGGATGGATCGCCTCGAACGCATCGAATTCGAAGCCTTGTGCCAAGTCTACCGCGCGGCTTTGGGGATGCTCGATGGCACTCCCCTTGGCGATGCCGCGCGCAAGCGCCTTATGGGCCAACCGGAAAGCGCGGCGCCGCCGGCCGAAGACGCCCGCCAGGCGATCCCGAACCCGGAACCCGCCATCGATCTTGAGGGCGCTCGCGAGGCCGGACGGCTCGCCGCGCGCGAAGGTAAGCGGATCATCGACAACCCCTACATCGCGGGCGATCCGCGTCGCGCCGCCTGGGATGAAGGCTGGTGCGCCGAAACCGGCACCGACGGGATGGAAATCCCCGAAGCCTGGCGGCGCAAATCGAAGAAGCAACCGCCGGCATCGGCGGGCGACGCGCCGGACGAAGAACACGCGCCGGCCAATGCCGAAACGTCCGAACCCGATGACGAGGGGCCGATGCCAACGGCGCCGACCGGGAAGACATACGCCAAGAAGTTCAACGCCGAACGCGCGGCGAAGGCGGCTGGCTACGGGCTCGATGCAATCGAAATCGTCAATGCGCCGAACGGCTACGCATGGCGGCCGAAGGCGAAGGGCTCCAAGCCCGATGGGGACGGGGAGGATCAACCATGAAGCTTGCCGACATAGCGCACATCGAACGATTGGGCCGCGATCGCCGCGATATCGACGAGGCAATTGAGAATGTCCGAACGAAAGCGTCATTCGGGCGCCAACGCGAATTTTGGCTCCACATTCGCTTCGAATATGCCGATGGCGCCATGCAAGAGGCCCTTCGGCAGGCGGCCGTCGCCGAGCTCATGCGCCGCCGCAACGCGATCGACGAAAAGCTGATCGCGATGGGAATCCAAATCGATGACGAAGCCGCCGATTGGGCGGAGGGGGAATGCGCATGAACCGTGATCGCTCGAACCCCTTTCAGGATCGCGGCGAAATCGTGCGTTCCGGGCGCCGCGATCTTTCCCCGGCTTTGGGCAAACTCGAAAGGTTCGCCGATATCCTGTTGCCGCGCGACGCGGAAGAACCAATCCTGGCGCCCGGCCCGCGCGCGGCGCTATTCGAATGGCTTACCGAAATCCGTTGCAAGAACGACCTCGCGGCGGTTGGGATCAAGCCGCGCCGCACCGTTCTTCTGTATGGGCCGCCCGGCTGCGGCAAGACAACCTTCGCGCATCATTTCGCGGCGCGCCTTGGCCTCCCCTTGGCCTGCGTCCGATCGGAAAGCCTCGTCGAATCGTTTCTTGGCAAGACCGGCCAGAACATCGGCGCGCTTTTCGATTGTATGAAGGAAACCGAGGGACAAGCGGTCATCTTCTTCGATGAAGTCGATGCTCTTGGCGGCCGGCGCATGAACGATCAAGGCGCGTCGGTGGAACGCGCGAATTCGTTGAACGTGCTTCTCCGTCGCATCGAAACCTTCGATGGCATCGCGCTTGCCGCGACGAACCGGCAAGACTTCCTCGACTCGGCGCTATGGCGCCGGTTCGACATGCAAGTTTCGATCGATCTTCCGGGCGCGGATGAACGCTTCGCGATCTTGCGCCGCTATATCGCGCCCTTCGATCCGCCGGACGAAGACATCGACATCTTGGTCGATCTTACGGTCGGCGCATCGCCCGCATTGCTGCGGGCGTTGATGGAGGGGTTGAAGCGGATCGTCATCGTCGGCCCGAAAGTTGGCCGGCCGATCGGCGATCCCATCGATGCATTCGGGCCGGTTGTCGCCGCCGTGGCGCCGCCCCCCGAATACGATCCGCCTCCCCCGCTTTGGAAGAACGCCAACGCGCTCGAAGAGCTCGCGGCCTGGCAATGGCCCATGGGGCGGAAAAAGGGGGATGGCTGATGTCGAAGTGCAATTGTCCGGAATGCTCTCTGAGCGATGGCGCGGCCGATATCGCCATCCAGATCGTCTGCGAAGCATTGCGTGTCGGCGGCGATTTGCGAACCGCGATGATCTTGACCGAACGAATCGCGGCCTTGGTCTTCACGTCGGCCGTGAAACCGGAATGGGATGGATCGGCGTTCGGAAGCTTTAGCGGGAACATCCGGACGCTCATTTCCGAAATGCGCCTGGCGAAGGCGAAAGCGGAAGGGCGCGCGTAATGGCCAATCGCTCATCCATCGAATGGACCGATGCGACTTGGAATCCGATTACCGGGTGCTCGGTCGTTTCGCCCGGATGCACGCACTGCTACGCAATGCGATTGGCCGGAACGAGGCTAGCGCAACATACATCGCGCGCCGGCCTAACGATCCAAACGAAGACTGGTCTCGTTTGGAACGGCAACGTCCGCCTCAACAAGGAATGGCTCTATCAACCGCTGAGCTGGCGGCGGCCGCGCATGATCTTCGTCTGTGCGCATGGCGATCTATTTCACGAGAACGTTCCTGACGGATGGATCATGGCGGTGCTGCGGATCATGGCAATGACGCCGTGGCACACCTATCAAGTGCTGACGAAGCGCACTGATAGGATGCGCGATTTTTTCGCCAAGTGGGCCGATCTTTCCGGCGAAGACCTGGCCGACTTCAAGGACGCGCGCGGCCCCGAAGAAGTACGGGGCGCTCATCCGAGCGGGCGCGGCCAGCTTTTTGCCGCATGGCTCGAAACATTGTTGGAAATAAGCGGCGGAAAGGTTCCAGATGGTGCCGCTTGGCCGACCTTCGATTGGATGAATGGCGAGGCGTGGTGGCCGAACGTCTTCCACAATATTTGGGTTGGGGTATCGGTTGAGGATCAACGCCGCGCCGACGAACGTCGCGACAATCTGGGCGCGCTCGCCGATATGGGATGGACCACGTTCGTCTCGTACGAACCGGCGCTTGGGCCGGTCGATTGGAATGGCTGGGAGTTCCTCCGCTGGTTGATTTCGGGCGGCGAAAGCGGACGCGATGCCCGACCGAGCCATCCCGATTGGCATCGCGCCGCGCGTGATTTCTGCGCGCGGAACGGCATCCCTTATTTCTTCAAACAATGGGGGAGTCATCGCGTCGTCTACGACCGGGACGCTGACGATCCGCATTGGCGCCGTTGCAGCGACATTGAGCGCAAAAACCCGTCCGGTCGCTGGCTTAATCTCGAAGGCGGTCACGGTTTCCATGGCGAGCGCGTCGTCTACGTCGTCCCTTCGAACAAAAAGGCCGCCGGCCGCTTGATTGATGGCCGCGAACACAACGATGTTCCGCGCCCTTGGAACGCGGGGGCATGAAATGCGCGAACGCCTTCCGCAACGCCGGCCGGCCGAGGTGGTCGAATTCATCCATAACGGCCATCTCTACCGCGCTACGCTCGGGTTCTATGTGGCCGAGGATGGGCTTACGCCGGAGCGCCTCGGTGAAGTGTTCATGACCGCCGGCAAGTCCGGCGGTCATCTCGATATCGCCATGCACGACGCCGCGATCGCGGTTTCGTTGGCCCTTCAACATGGCGCGCCGCCGGAAACGTTGCGCCATGCCTTCCTTCGCGATGCCAAGGGGCGCCCGGAAGGGGCGCTCGGCGCGCTTTTCGATCTCATCGTTGGAGGCACCGATGCTGTGTGAACGTTGCCACGGCGCGGGCAAGATCGCCCCAATCGAACGCATTGGCAATGAATTGATGCAAGGCGCTTGGGAACAATGCCCGGATTGCGGTGGATGCGGCATCAATTCGAAGAATATTCAGCTTGATCCATCGAAAATCGATTGGGCGCAAGTCGAACAGGAAACGGTTCGTAAGCTGCGGTTTCTTCGCGCCGCTTGGAAATCGTCCTTTGAACATAGCGCTGAACTACATAAGCGCATGGTGCTCGGCATCTACATGCCGGCTTTGGCGAATCTCGCGGCATTTTGTGAAGCGGTTGAAAAGGAAGTAAATGCGGAGGGCGATCATGGCTGATCGTCCGATCCTGTTCAGCGCCCCCATGGTCTGCGCCCTTCTCGACGGGCGGAAGACCATGACGCGGCGCATTCTGAAGCCGCGCGGCGCAGATCTGTGGCAGCACGCGACAACTGGCAAGTGGTTTGAGCGTCACGGGGTGCACGGCTCCACGTCGTCGCCGGTGAAGGCCCCCTGCGCCCCCGGCGACCGCCTCTGGGTGAAGGAGCCCTATCGCCTCGGCGACCATCTGAACGACCTCTCCCCATCGAAGTGCTCGCCCTCCTACGTCTGGTATGAGGCGGATGGGAAGGTTCTCGTGCACGGACGAGAGACAAACGACCCCATACAGGACAGCCCTGGCCGCTACCGTCACGCCCGCTTCATGCCGAGATGGGCCTCCCGCCTGACCCTGATCGTCACCGACGTTCGCGTTCAGCGCTTGCAGGACATCAGCGAGGAGGATGCGCGGGCCGAGGGCGTGTTCGTTCCAGAGGCGCAGTACGCGCAGCAAGGCGAACGTGCGCCAGTCCTTGCCTTCGCTGGCCTCTGGGAAAGCATCAACGGCCCCGGCGCATGGAAGGCGAACCCTTGGGTGGTCGCGCTTACGTTCCGCGTCATAAAGCGCAACATCGATGAATTCGCGAGGGATGCCGCATGAGCCGATGGCATTCAGCGCGCGAGATTTGCGCCAAGCTTGGCGGCCGATGGGCCGGGCGAAGCGGCATGTGCCGCTGCCCCGCGCACGAAGACCGATCGCCGTCCCTCTCCGTTTCCGAAACCCGCGATGGGCGCGTACTCGTCTATTGCTTCGCGGGTTGTTCGCAGCGCGATGTCATCGAGGCTCTGAAAGCCCGTGGCCTTTGGGGGGATGGCGAAACGGTTGCCGATCCTTCCTATCCGGGGCGGCTTACGTCCCGGCACGACGGCATGCGTTCGCGCGATGATCGCGAACGCCGGCGCGCGGCGCAGGATATTTGGGATGCGGCGAAACCGGCCGCTGGAACGCTTGTCGAACGTTATTTGCGCGGTCGGGGCGTCCGCATGCGCATGCCGGATCAATTGCGGTTCCTTGGCGCGTGCAAGCATGGGCCTTCCAAGCAGAACTTTCCGGTGATGGTCGCGCGCATCGCGGATAATCGCGGCTTCTGCGGCATCCAACGCACATGGTTGACGCCGGATGGATCGGGGAAGGCGCCGATAAAGCCTGCCAAGATGACCCTGGGGCCGATGGAACGGGGCGCGGTGCGCCTTTTCCCGGTTGGCGAACGCTTGGGCATCGCCGAAGGGATCGAAACCGCCTTCTCGGCCGCGCAAATCTATTCCGTGCCCGTTTGGGCAACACTTTCCGCGAACCGCTTGGCGAAAATCGATCTGCCGGAAAGCGTCCGCGTGGTCATCGTCTTCGCCGATAACGGCGAAGTAGGACGCCGCGAGGCTTGGGTGGCCGCCGACGAATACGAACGGCGCGGTCTTCATTGCGAAATCATCACGCCCGACGCCCATTTCGCGGAACGCGCTCCGGGCGATTTCAACGATGTCGTGCAGGAGGCGTGATGAACGACGTTACCGATTTCCGGCTTGAAGCACCAATGTCGAAGAAGCGCGGACGTGTTCGTCGCGGCGGCTGGTCATGGGGGGCAACTGAAGGGGCAAGGCTGCGCGTTATCTCATTGGGCGCCGGCGTGCAATCGTCGTGCTTGGTTCAAATGGCATTGGATCGCGAGATCGGGCCGCTGCCAGACGCCATCATCATGGCCGACACGGGCGACGAATCGGCGCAAACGCTTCGCCACGCCGAGTATCTTGAACAACAGGTTGCCCTCAGGAGCAATGGGGCAGTCCAATTCATCCGAGTATCCCGCGGCGAGCGACTAAGCGACAGTATCCGCGCCCGCGCCGCAGGCGATATTACCCGACGCTTCGTCTCTGCACCGTTCTACACCGAAGGAACACAGCGGCGTCCGCGCGGAGGTCAAGGTCGTCGGCAATGTACGCGAGAATTCAAGATCGAGCCGATTGAACGCATGCAGCGGCAGCTCCTGGGATATGCGCCGAAACAACGCATCCCGCGCGGATCGTGCGAAGTGTGGATTGGCATATCGACTGATGAAGTGGTGCGCGCGGGCGCAGCCTTTGCGCCATGGGTGGTTAACCGTTACCCGCTGTTGGAACTCCGGATGTCTCGATCCGATTGCGCGATCTGGTTGCGGTCGCGCGGATATCCCGTTCCGCCAAAATCCGCGTGCGTGTTTTGCCCGTATCGGAGCGATGCGGAATGGAGATGGCTTCGCGAAAACGATCCCGAAGGTTGGGGGCAAGCCGTCGAAATTGACCAGCTGATCAGAAATACGCCCGGCATGCGCGTTAAGGAATACCTGCATCGCAACCGGCGTCCGTTGGCGGAAATCGACTTCTCAACGGCCGAAGAGAATGGCCAAAGCAGCTTCATCGATCATTGCGATGGAGGCTGCGGCCTATGAACGGCGCCATCGATTACCATGATCGGCGCCAACAACGGCCGCAACCGATCCGCATCCGCAACGCGGGCGATTTCGAGGGCAAGCCGATCCCGGAGCGGGAATGGTTGGTTCCCTCGATTTTGATCCGCCGCGGCATAACCATGCTTTCCGGCGCCGGTGGCGTCGGCAAGTCGCTCTTGTGTCTACAATTGCAGGTCGCCGCGGCCTTGGGCATGCCGTGGCTTGGCATCGAAATGCCGGCGCCGCTTACGTCCTTCGGCTTCTATTGCGAAGACGACGAGGAAGAAATCCATCGGCGCTTGGCGGATGTTTGCCGCCATTACGGATGCACGCCAGGCGATTTGGGCGATCGGGTGCGCTTCGCCTCGCGCGTCGGCGAGCAAAACGAATTGATGACCTTCTTCGGACGCGGGGACAAGGGAACCCGGACCGCGTTGCTTGCCCAATTGGAAGAAGAAGTTCGGATGTGGGGCGATCAACTCATCATCATCGATACGGTCGCCGATACCTTCTTGGGCAACGAGAACATCCGGCCGCAGGTTCGAGCCTTCGTTACAGCCATCCGGCGCCTGGCTTTGATCAATAACGGCGGCGTCATCATCACCGCGCATCCGTCGTGAGCGGGTCTTTCCGACGGCAGCGGCCTTTCCGGTTCGACGGCATGGGAAGGCAGCGTGCGCAATCGCGTCTATTTCACACGGCCGCGAAGCCCGGACAAGGATGTCGACGGCGAAGACGAGCCGACCGACGAACGCATCTTGAAGACGATGAAGTCCAATTATGGACCGGCCGGCGACAAGATGCGCGTGCGTTGGAAGGAAGGGTGCTTCGTCCGAACCGATCTCGCCGGCGGCGGATCGATGTTCGACGCGCTTGCCGATCAACGGAAACTTCTCGAAGCGGCGGAATATCTGGTCAATCGCGGCGCCATGCTGGCGGCCGATCCGAACGCCCGAACAAGCTTGGTGGTGCTCGCGCGCAATCTGCCGTCGTGCAAGGCGATGTCTTGGAAGGCCGCGCTCAATGCCCAAGAACGGCTATTGGATGAAGGGCGTTTGGTCATTGTCGAATTGGGGCCGCCGTCCAAGCGGCGCCGTTACATCCGCCCGACGCATTGCCGTTATCCGGGCGAAGGGGAAGGCGGGGAAACCGAATGAGCATCCCGCATAGAGGAAAGGAGGTCGAACATGGGGTTGGAAAAGGACGCGCGATTCCCCCGCGCGGTCGGGGGCTTCGGGCACGGATGGCGAGCGACGAAGCCGGAACTGATCGAGGAAATCATCGCGATGAAGAGCGCGGGGATAAGCCTTGCATCGATCGCCCGCCGAACGGGCGTGCCGCTTTCGACCGTCCATCGCATCGCGCGCGGATGTCTGCCGAAGACGAAGGAGCGGCAGGAGATATGACCGGAATGGAAATGCGTTTGACGCAGGGTTGGAAGGAAAGCGCATTAGTTCCGTCCCCCCTTCCGACGGGTCTTCCAACGGGGTCTTGCCTGCGGGGGTCGGAAGCTTCCGACGGGTCTTCCGACCTCTTCCAACCGGGTTCCCACGGGTTTCCGACGGTCGCGCGCACGTGCGCGCGTGCGCGCGCCTTGAGTATTTATCTCTATGGTTTTGGGGCAATCACATGGTGAGCAAGATCACTGCATCCGAGATCGAAGAACGGTTCGAGGAAGCGGCGCGAACGCTGCGGCGCCTGCCCGATCCGGCGAAGGGACCGAAGGGATACGGTTCGAGTTGGCCGCCAATTATCCGGTCCTATTGGGAAGCTTACGGTGCCGATCCCGCGCGGCCGCCGTGCATTTCGCCGAGCCCCGAGGCAATCAGCCGGATGGAGGAAACCTTCGATTGGTTGCTTTGGATCGAACCCGACGATGCCCGCATCGTGTGGCTTCGCGCCGAAGGCGTTCGTTGGCGCCAGGTATGCAACCGGGTTGGGCTTTCGCGTTCGGCGGCATGGCGCAGGTGGGTTGCGGCGCTGGTTATGATAGCAAACCGTTGCAATTCAAGGGATTTCCAGAAAGGCCAAAAGTTCCGGCGAAACGGCATAACCGCAACGCTCGACAGAGCACGTAGTGACGGCGTGTTTTGATGCGCGTTCGATTGGCCGACGGCGATGAACTTCGGGCGCGACAAGATCAACGGTTTTCGGCATCATTTCGGATAGGCTGGGCGCCCCGCCCCCATCCCCGCCGGCTTAGGTTCTTCCCGGCGATTGGCGTATGCGGGCGGCGGGGGCCCCCGGTTTCGCTAGCGGCAAGGTTTTTTTCGGGGTTCGCGGGGTTGGTGCGCGCTTTTGGGTGCGCGGTGCGCGGTGTGTCTTGGTGGGTTGGCACGGGCAACTTGGGGGTTCCAATCGGAGCCCCCGTTTTCTTTGGGGGCTTCGTTGCAAATCGAAATGCGTTCGATCGACGGCTTGATCCCCTACGTGCGCAACGCGCGCACGCATTCGGAGGATCAGGTTGCCCAAATCGCCGCCTCCATCGCCGAATTCGGGTTCGTCAATCCGATCCTGATCGATGGCGATGATGTGATAATCGCGGGCCACGGGCGCTTGATGGCAGGGAAGATGCTCGGCCTCGATGAAGTGCCGGTCATCGTCGTCGATCATCTTTCCGATGCCCAACGCCGCGCGCTTGTCATCGCCGACAACCGTATCGCCGAGAACGCAGGGTGGGATGAAACGATGTTGCGCGCGGAACTCGCCGCGCTCCGCGACGACGATTTCGATTTGGACCTTATCGGCTTCGACGAAGGCGAGTTGGATCGCCTTCTCGATGGCGCGGGCTTGGAGGACGGCGTTGCCGTACCATCCGAGGGCGCCGGCGATGCGGAGAGCCCCCCAGGCATCGCCGGCGCTTCGAAACTGGCCGAGCGTTTCGGCGTGCCGCCCTTCACGGTGCTCGATGCGCGAAAGGGATGGTGGCAAGACCGTAAGCGGGCGTGGCTCGATCTCGGCATCCGCTCGGAGCTCGGCCGTGGCGCAGCGCCGGGCGGAAGCCCGCAGCCGATAGATCGCGAGAAAGCGAAGTCGGCCGCGCCAGGCGGATCGGCGATGCCGGCGACCAACTATTCGAAATCGAAGGCCCGCGGCGACGGGCGGGGGCGCCCGCTGTGAGCAATCTTACCTTCGTCAAGGGCGATCGCGAGCCGGTCGATCTCGATCCGGTATCGCAAGCGATCCTCGATGTCGGATCTGGAACGTCGATCTTCGACCCGGTCGTTTGCGAAATAGCCTACCGGTGGTTTTGCCCACCGGCGGGAACGGTGCTCGATCCGTTCGCCGGTGGATCGGTTCGCGGGATTGTGGCATCGCGCCTCGGGCGCCGATACGTTGGCGTCGAACTACGAAAAGAACAGGTCGCGGCGAACCGCGCGCAGCTCCATCTTGCTGGCGATCCAGCACCCGAGTGGCGACAAGGCGACGCCCGGAGCGTCGCCAAGTTGGCGCGCGATGTTACTGCCGATCTTGTTTTCTCGTGCCCGCCATACTGGAACTTGGAAGAGTACTCGGACGATCCGGCCGATCTTTCCAACATGGGCCGCGACGAATTCTTCGCGGCCTACGAGGCCGTCATCGCGGCGGCGGTGGCACGCATGCGCGAGGATCGGTTCGCCGTTTGGGTGGTTGGCGATGTTCGCGACGCGGACGGTTTCTACATCAACCTGCCGGGTCGGACGGCCGAGGCCTTCGAACGCGCTGGCGCGCGCTACTACAACGATGCGATCCTCGTTACGGCGGTCGGATCGTTGCCTATCCGCGCCGGGCGCCAATTCGTGGCGTCGCGGAAGCTCGGGCGCACCCATCAGAATGTGATGGTGTTCTGCAAAGGCGATCCGAGGCGTGCTACAGAGGCGTGCGGCATCGTCGAATTCGGCGAAATCGCGCCGGAAGGGGAAGCGGACGCATGACCGCGCCCGTCATTCGCGAGCACGACGGCATGTTGGTGGTGCGGGACGATCTCTTTCCCGGTGGCACCAAGGCGCGCTTCATGTCGATATTGTTCGACAGCGCGCAAGAGGCGGTCTATGCGTCGCCAGCGGAAGGTGGTGCGCAAACCGCCTTGGCGCATGTCGCCCGACGCCTCGGCAAGCGCGCGACCATCTTCGTCGCCGCGCGCAAGCGCATGCACGATCGAACGCTCGAAGCCTCGCGCTTGGGTGCCAAGATCGTCCCGGTTTCGCCTGGGTATCTTTCGGTGGTTCAAGCCCGCGCGCGGGAATATGCCGCGCAGCATGGCGCGGCATTGGTTCCTTTCGGGGTCGATACGCCCGCCGCGGTCGATGCCATCGCGGCGGCGGCGCGCGCTACAGGCGTCGAACCAGACGAAGTGTGGTGCGCCGCCGGATCGGGAGTTTTGGCGCGTGGCCTGGCGAAGGCGTGGCCGAACGCTCAGCGGCATGTCGTGCAAATCGGGCGCGAACTAGTGCCAGCAGATGTGGCTGGCGCGCGCATTCATGTGTATCGCCTTCCCTTCGGGCAAGCGGCGAAGGTGGCGCCACCCTTCCCATCCGATCCGCACTACGATGCGAAGGCTTGGGAAATAGCAACGGCCCGCCGAGGGGCGGGCCGAGTGCTGTTCTGGAATGTGACGGGGCCGGCGCGGCCCTGATCATTTCCGGGCGCGCGCCAGCAGGGCGATGACGCACAGATCGCGATAGCGGGCCATCGCCTTTGGGCTGCTCGAAACCGGATTGATCTCGATGGTCTTCAAGCCGTCAATGTCGCCGGCCTTGGCCAGCGCAACGATCTTTGCGAGCTTGCCGCGAAACCGCGTGTGGGTCGCGGCGCTGAAATCCGGCGGATCGGGCAGAACACCTTCCCGCGCCGCCGCCTCGATCTCGGCGAAGCGGCCGGGAGTCATCCGTGGGCGCTCGCCTTGCTTCGATGCCGCCTTGGCGGTGGCTGCCTTTGCCGCCTTCGCCTTCGGGCGCCATGAGAAGCCACCGGCCGTCTTGACGATTTCGATGTCGGCAAGGACATAGCCGGCTGCCTTCGCGGCGCGTTGGGCATTGAATCTTTTTGCGTATGTCTTCTGCATCGGTTCCTCCGTTGCCTCCGGTAAGCGGTATTCGATAAGTGCCGAGCGGCCCGCCGCATCGATGGCGTAGATCAAGGGGCGACGGCCGTTCTGATATTCGAGAACGAGGCGCGCGGCGGCCGCGGGTATTTCGTCGAAGGCCGATACGCTCGCCTTCGCGTATGCGCCGCGCCCCAAGAAGAGGGCGAGTTCGTAGCGAACGGCGCGGGCGATGATCTCGGCGTTTCGAACGTCGGCGGGATGCGGCTGCTTGGGCATGGATGATGCTCCCCTTGAACCGCCGCAGTCAGGCTCATTCCGCCAACGAGAGCAACTCGTAAGTCACTGATTTTTCTCAAGGTTGGAGCGTTTCCATGGGTATCTCGCGGCGCGAATACGCGCGCCTTCGCGGCTGTTCGGAAAGCGCCGTGCGCAAGGCGATCGCGACAGGGCGCATCGTGTTGGAACCGGATGGGACGATCGATCCTGAAAAGGCCGACGCCCAATGGGCAGCGATGTCCGATCCCGCGCGGCAGCGCGGCGCTGCCGCCGAGCGTTCGTGGCGCGATGCGGGGCGTCCAGGCGAAAAGGCGGTGCCGCGCGCGGCGATCGAGGCGGTGCAGGCAACGCTGAACGAATCCGGTGAAGCGCCGGCTACCGCGGGGGATGCGCCGCAGGGAGACCTTACATTTCTCAAGGCGCGCACGGCGAACGAAGTGCTCAAGGCGCAAACCGCGCGGGTTCGCCTGGGCAAGATGAAGGGCGATCTGGTCGATCGCGCCAAGGCGATTGCCACAGTCTATGCGCTGGCGCGGCGCGAACGCGATGCGTGGGTGCAATGGCCGGCGCGCGTTGCCGCGCTGATGGCGGCCGAACTCGGTATCGAAGCGCACGCGATGGAGGCGGCGCTAGCGAAGCACGTCCGCGCGCATTTATCGGAACTGGCGGAAATAAGGGTCGATCTTGGCCGAAGCGTATGACGGCGAAAGCGACATCGCGCGCGCCTGGGCGCGCGGCCTTGCGCCCGATCCGCTGCTGACCGTTTCCGAATGGGCGGATCGTTATCGGTTTCTTTCGTCGCGCGCCGCGTCGGAGGCCGGACGGTATCGAACCGATCGCACGCCCTATATGCGGGCGATCATGGACGCGCTATCGCCGATGCATCCGGCGCGGCGCGTGGTCTTCATGGCCGGCGCCCAATTGGGCAAGACCGAAGCCGGCAACAATTGGGTCGGCTACATCATGCATCAGGCACCGGGGCCGGTGCTTGCGGTGCAGCCGACCACGGAAATGGCGAAGCGGCTTTCGCAACAGCGCATCGAACCGCTGATCGAGGAAAGCCCGGAGCTTCGCGAGATCGTGTTGCCGGCGCGGTCGCGCGATAGCGGCAATACGGTCTTCGCGAAGCGTTTCGTCGGCGGCCAGCTTGTGCTTGCCGGCGCGAATAGCGCCGTCGGTCTTCGCTCAATGCCGGCACGCTTCGTCTTCCTGGATGAGGTCGATGCCTATCCGGGCGACGTTGACGGCGAAGGCGATCCGATCGCGCTCGCGGAAGCGCGCACGCAAACCTTCGGCCATCGCGCGAAGGTCTATATCGTATCAACGCCCACCATCCGCGGGCTTTCGCGGATCGAACGGGAATACGAGGCCTCCGATCAACGGCGCTACTACGTGCCATGCCCGCATTGCGGGGAAATGCAATGGCTCAAGTTCGAGCGCTTGCGGTGGGAACCGGGCGCTCCGGAAACGGCGCGCTACCATTGCGAACATTGCGAACGTCTGATCGCCGAACATCACAAGACGGCGATGCTCGCGGCAGGCGAGTGGCGCGCGACGGCGCAGGCCGCCGATCCGCATACGATCGGATTCCATATATCGGCGCTCTATTCGCCGGTCGGATGGCTGTCGTGGGAAGCGATCGCGCGGCAATGGGAAGCGGCGCAGCGCAACGACGCGCTGTTGAAGGCGTTCAAGAACACGATCCTCGGCGAAACCTGGCAGGAACGCGGGGAGGCACCGGATTGGCGGCGCTTGTACGAACGGGAAAAGGAGCATCGCCTTGGGATTGTCCCCGCCGGCGGCCTAGTCCTGGCGGCGGGTGGCGACGTTCAACACGACCGCATCGAAGTCGATGTTTGGGCATTCGGCCGCGGGCTCGAAAGCTGGCTGGTCGATCATGTCGTGCTTGAGGGCGATACGTCCTCGCCGGCCGTTTGGGACGATCTCACCGAGCTGATCGGGCGCGAATGGCCGCACGAAAGTGGCGCGGTGATGCGCATCGCCAAATTGGCGATCGATGCCGGCGATGGGCGCACGACGGCCCAAGTCTATTCGTGGGTGCGCCACTACGGCGCCGGCGTTGGAGCGGCGATCAAGGGCGTCGAGGGGTTCGATCGCTCGGCGCCGGTCAACGGCCCAACCTATGTCGATGTGACGGAGGGCGGCCGGAAAATTCGGCGTGGCGTGCGGCTCTACACGATCGCGACAGCGGTCTTCAAGTCGGAAACGTATCGCTTCCTGCGGCTCGATCGGCCGACGGAAGAAGAATTCGCCGAGGGCAAGGGGTTTCCACCCGGCTACATCCATTTGCCGCACGGCGTTACAGCGGAATGGGTGAAGCAACTCGTCGCCGAGCAGCTTGTCTCGGTTCGCGACCGCCGTGGCTTCCAAAAGCTGGAATGGCGGCAAATGCGCGAACGCAACGAGGGGCTCGATTGCCGCGTCTACGCGCGCGCCGCCGCGTGGTTGCTCGGCGTCGATCGATGGACCGACGCGCGATGGATCGACTTTGAAAGGCAAATCGAGCCGCCGCCGGAACCGGACGATCAAATGGAACTGCCGTTGGCGGCCGCCGCCGCGCGATCCATGGAAGCGCCGCGCATCGCCGGGCAGGTCAAGCAAGCGGTCGCCATAAAGGGCAAGCGGCAATCGGATTGGTTCGCCGGCGCCCAAGGCCTGGGCGGCCGCCGCGAGGGGTGGTTTCGATGATCGAACCCGATTCCTTCGAGGAACGCGCGGCGATCCTCGAATTCGACGGCGGGTTCGCGCGGCCGGAAGCGGAAGCGCGGGCCTTCGCCGAATGCATCGCCAAGATCGATCCGCGCGCGAACGCGACGGAACAACGGCTGATCGCCAATCAATTGGCGGCGGCGGGCATTCGCATCCCGCCGCGGTGGCGGCCGCGTTGAAGGGAAGAACCGATGTCGTGGACGCAAACCGAACTCGATGCGCTTCGCAAGGCATATTCGAGCGGAACGCTCCGGGTTCGCTACGGGGACAAGGATGTCCAATATGCATCCGAGGCCGATTTGAAGCGCCGCATCGAAACGCTTGAGGCCGCGTTGACGGTGGAAGCCGGCCGCAAGCGTCCGATCGCCGGCTATGCCGGTTTCAATCGCGGGGATCGATGATTATGGCCGGGTCGCGCAAGACTCCGGCGCCGTCGTTCATCGACCGCGCCATAGCGGCGATCGCGCCGCAGGCCGGCGTCAAGCGCTTGCTTGCGCGCCAGGCCTTCGCGAACCTGGCGGAGCGCGCCTATGATGGCGCCGCGCTCGGTCGCCGCACGGACGGATGGCGAACCGCCGGAACATCCGCCGATACCGAAATAGCGGGCGCCGGGGCGATCCTCCGCAATCGCATGCGCGATCTCGTGCGGAACAATCCGCACGCGGCGCGCGCCGTTGCCGCGTGGGTCAACAACATCGTGGGCGATGGCTTTACGCCGTATGCCAACACGGGCAACGATGAGCTCAACAAGCGGATCGACGATCTTTGGACGGAATGGGCCGCCCGATGCGATGCTGACGAACGGGGCGATTTCAATTCGCTGACGACGCTCGCCGTTCGCGAGATGGTCGAAAGCGGCGAGTGCTTCGTCCGCCGCCGGCGGCGTTCGGCGGCGGCTGGCTTGCCGGTGCCCCTGCAAATCCAAGCGCTTGAAATCGATCATCTCGACGAGGCGCGCATCGATTTTCAGCGCGCCGATGGGGGGCGGACGATCCGCGGCATCGAGTACGATCGGGTCGGACGCCGGCAGGCGTACTGGCTCTTTCCCGATCATCCCGGCGACATCGGGGTGGCGCTATCGGTCAACCGATCGTCGGTGCGGGTGCCGGCCGATCAAATCGTTCATTTGTTCCGGCGCGATCGCGTTCAGCAGCGCGGCGTGCCGTGGGGAGCGCCGGTGCTTCGCGCCCTGCGCGATTTCGACGATTGGACCAACGCCGAACTCGTGCGGAAGAAAACCGAGGCGTGCCTTGTCGGCGTCGTCGTGGGCGCCGACGAGGGGCAGGAGGGCATCGCGCCGACGGTTACGAACAGCGACGGCGAAATCATCGAGCAATTCGAACCGGGTCTGATCGCCTATGCGCGCGGGGCGAAGGCGATCGAGTTCAACCAGCCTTCGGCGGCGGCCGGTATTGCCGAATGGCAGAAGGTCCAATTGCATATCATCGCGGCCGGATGGTGCCTGCCATACGAAATCCTTACGGGCGATCTTTCGGAAGTGAACTTTACGTCCCATCGCGCCGGGTTGATCGAATTCCGCCGCATGGTGAGCGCGATTCAATGGCAATTGGTCATTCCGGTTTTTTGCCAGCCGGTTTGGGATTGGTTCATTGAATCCGCGTGGCTGGCCGGCCTCCTACCCGAACCGCGCGCAGGCGTCGAATGGCAGCCGGACGGATTCGAGGCGGTCGATCCGAAGGCCGACGCCGCGTCCGATCTCATGGAAATGCGCATGGGGACGATGACGCTCCCGCAGGCGATCGCAAAACGCGGCTACAACCCGGCAGCCCAACTCAAGGCCATCGCGGAAAGCAACGCGATGCTCGATGCGCTCGGCATCACGCTCGATTCCGATCCGCGCAAGGTCACGCAACAGGGCCTGATGCAAAAGGCCATCGGCGGCGAGAAAATCGAGGATTGATTCATGAAAAAGGAAACGACGAACCTGCCCGTTCTCGGGCGGGACGTGGCCGTGCGCGCCGAAACGGCCAACGAGGACGCGCGCACCGTCGATGTAGTTTGGACTACCGGCGCGCGCGTGCGCCGGCGCAGGCTATGGGAAGACGATATCGACGAAGAACTCGTCGTCGATCCGTCGGCGGTGCGGCTCGATCGCCTGAACAACGGCGCGCCGTTCCTCGATACTCATAACGCCCACGAGCTCGGCGCGATCATCGGCGTCGTCGTCGAAGGCTCGGCGCGCATCGAGAACGGCCAAGGCATCGCGACCATTCGATTTTCCGAGCGCGAGGATGTCGAACCGATTTGGCGCGATGTTGCCGCCGGCATCATCCGCAACGTTTCCGTCGGCTACCGCGTCCATCGCTTCGAAATCGAGAAACGCGACGGCGCGCCCGAGCTTTGGCGCGCGGTCGATTGGGAACCCCTCGAAATTTCCGCCGTCCCGATCGGGGCGGACCCAGGCGCCCATATCCGCACGGACGGCGGGCTTGGGCCGTGCGTTATCGTTCGGGAAGCGGAAGAACCTGCCGCCGCGCCGGCGGCGCATTCGGAAAGGAAGGCTGCAATGGCTGAGAAGAAGACGTCCGTCGCCGGCGAACAGGGCGACAAGAATACCGTCGATGCGCGCGCGAATGCTCCCGCCGCGCCGGCGCCGAACGAGGCCGAAATCCGCCGGGCCGAACGCGAACGCATCGGCGCCATCAACGCGCTCGGCACGCGCTTCAATCTCGAACGCGCGTTCGTCGATGGCCTGATCGCATCCGGCGAAGCGGTCGAAAGCGCCCGCTCCAAAATCCTCGATCATCTCGCTGAAAAGGACGAACGCGGTATCGGCCATACGCAGGTTTCGATGCCGGCCGGCGGCATCGATGCCACTGTAACGCGGCGCGAGGCAATGGCCGAGGCGATGCTGCATCGAGCGCAGCCGACCGTCTTCCCGATCACGGATCGGGCGCGGGAGTATCGCGGCATGACGCTGCTCGATCTGGCGCGCGATTGCCTCGAAGCGGCGGGCGTGCGGGCGCGCGGTATGACGCCGAACGAAATCGCCTATGTGGCGACGCGCGGCGCCATTCCCGGCGGCATCGATCCACTTTCGATCCGCGGCGCCGGGCTGCATTCGACCAGCGATTTTCCGTTGATCCTCGCGGCCGTGGCCGGCAAGCGCCTGCGCGGCGCCTATGCTTCCACGCCGCGGACATTCCAGCGTTGGGCGCGGGGTATTACGGCCACCGACTTCAAGCCGATGTACCCCACGCAAATCGGTAACTTCCCGGCCTTGAAGGCCGTCATGGAAGGCGCCGAATTCAGCTACGGAACCATCGCGGAAGGGCGGGAAAGCTACCAGCTCGCGACCTACGGACGCATCGTCGCGCTGACGCGCCAAGCGATCATCAACGACGATCTCCGCGCCTTCGATCGCGCCGTCGCGACCGCCGGGCAGCGCGCGGCCGATCTCGAATCGGCCATCGTCTACAACGTGCTGATCGCGAACGCCAACCTGGCGGACGGCGTGCCGCTGTTCCATGCCAACCATGGGAACCTCGGCGCCGCGTCGGTCATCAGCGAGGCGGCGCTTTCGGCGGCCCTTGAGATGTTCGCGCAGCAGAAGGACTTGGACGGCGAGGAATACATCGCCAACCGGCCGCGCTTCATTCTTGTGCCTCCGGGCCAGCGTTCGGTTGAGGCTCGCAAGCAGGTAGCGGCTACGACACCCAATTCGACGCAGGACGTGAATGCTTTCGCCGGATCGTTCGAGGTCATCGAGGAACCGCGCCTGTTCGTGGCCGGCGGCCCGCAGCCCTGGTACATGGCCGCCGATCCGAACCTCGTCGATACGGTCGAATACGCTCATCTTGAGGGCCAAATGGAGCCCTTCATCGACCAGCGCGTCGGCTTCGAGGTCGATGGTGTCGAATTCAAGGTCCGCCACGATTTCGCGGCGAAGGCGCTCGATTACCGCGGTCTCTACAAGAACGCCGGCGCGAACCCGGCTTAAGGCGGCCGTCTTCCTTCCGCAGCCGCCTTGGTCCGCGCCGGCTCTCGTTGCCTCGGTCGGCGCGGGCCAACCGTCCTTTCCCTTCTTCAAGGAGCAAATCCGATGAAAAACTTCGTGCAAGCTGGCAATACGATCATCGTGCCGGCGCCGGCGGCGGTCGCTTCCGGCGCCGGCGTATTGGTCGGCAACATCTTCGGCGTCGCGTTATACGCCGCCGACAACGGCGCCGACGTTCCCATCAAGACCACCGGCGTCTTCGAATTGCCGAAGGTCGGAGGCCAGGCATGGGCCGTCGGCGCGAAGGTTTTCTGGGATAACGGCAACAATCGTTGCACCACCGCCGCGACCGGCAACTATCCCATCGGCGTCGCGACGGTGGCTGTCGGTAACGGCGCCGGCGAAACGACGGGAACCGTACGCCTCGACGGCATCGCCACCGAAGCGGCGGCGTAACGCCCCATGACCGCGTTCGCCGCCGCCATCGACGTTCTGTTCGCCGATCCGAACATCGGCCGCGATGCGATTTGGCGCGCCGGTGGCGGGGGCGCCGGCATCGGCGTGCGGATCGTCTTCCGCGCGTCGGACGCGATCGCGAATTTCGGGAACGGCCGTTTCGTGACGCAATCGCGGTTCTTGGACGTTCGCATATCCGAAATCGCTACGCTCGAAGCAGGCGATACCTTCGAAATCGGTGCCGTCGTCTATGTCGTTCAAGGCGATCCCTTGCGCGACGACGACGGCCTGATTTGGCAGGCTGAAGTGCGGCCCCAATGAGCGTCCGTATCAAGGCCGCCATCGTCGGCGATTTGCGCCGGCATATGGAGGCGGAAACCAAGGCCGCCGAGAGGGCCGTTACCGCCTCCATCCGCGAAGCGGGGGCCGCCTTGAAGGGGGATTGGCGCAAGCAAATCGTCGCCGCGAAATTGGGCGATCGATTGGCCCGAACGATTCGCGACCAATACTACCCCAAGGCCGGCGAAAGCATCCGCGCGGCCGCCATCGTCTATTCCCGCGCCTCGAAAATCGTCGATGCATTCGATCGCGGGGTCGTCATCAAATCGAAGGATGGATTCTGGCTCGCCGTGCCAACCGAATTGGCCGGCCGCGGCTTGAAGGGCGGCCGCATTACGCCCGGCGAATGGGAGCGGCGAACGGGCATCCGCCTTCGCTTCGTGTATCGGCGCGGTCGGCCGGGGTTGCTTGTCGCCGACGACGCGCGGATCAACAAGCGCGGCCTGGCGGTAGCGTCGCGTTCCAAGACCGGACGGGGAAAGGTCACCGCCGTGATCTTCATCCTTCTTCCGCAAGTGACCTTGAAGCGGCGATTGGATCTCGATCGCGCCGCGCGGGAATGGGAAGCGCGCCTGCCCGATCTCATCGCGCGCAATTGGCCGGATATCAAATCGGAGGGCGACTGATGGCCTCCAAGCGCGAGGAAATCCTGCAAGCGCTTTTCGGCGCGCTCACCGCCATCTCCGGTCCTCGCGTATCGCGCAACGATCCGTTGCCCGAGCGCGTGCCGGCCGCCGGCGCCATCATCCTTCGCGACGGCGATCCGGGCGAGCCCGATGTTCTGCTTTCGCCGCCGGAATGGGTCTACGCGCACCGAGCGGAAATCGAAGTCACGGTCGATCGCGCGACGCCGCCCGAACGGGACGCGGCGTTCGATGGCCTCATGATCGCGATCGGCAACGCGATCGCCGCCGATCGCACGCTTGGCGGCCTTTGCGATTGGGTCGAAGCCGAAGCGCCGGCCCCGATCGATGTTGTCGTCGAAGGCGCGCCCGGCCTCAAGGCCGCGGTCGTTCCCGTCGTTCTTCATTACGGGACCGCCGATCCGCTGTCCTGACAACCCGAAAAGGAGGTTCCGCGATGGCACGCGCTCAGGGCGCGCGGGCGCAATTGGCGCTCGCGTTCGAATCCGTCTACGGCACGCCACCGACGCCCCCGGCGTTCTGGCGGATGCCGTTCGCCTCGTCCACCCTCGGCTCCGAACGGCCGCTCCTCGCGTCCGAGTTGCTCGGCTACGGCCGCGATCCGTTGCCGCCGGTGCCGGATGTCGAAACCGGCGACGGCGATATCGTCGTGCCGATCGATCTTCGCGCCTGGGGCGTATGGCTCAAGGCGGCCTTCGGCGCGCCGAACACGACCGGCGCCGGGCCGTATACGCATGTCTTCCAATCGGGCGGCTGGTCGCTGCCGTCAATGTCGATCGAAGCCGGCAACCCGGAAGTGCCGTCCTATCGTATGTCGTCCGGTTGCGTGCTCAACTCGCTTTCGTGGACCATGCAGCGATCCGGGTTGCTTACCGCGACCGTCGGCTTGGTTGCCCAAGGCGAAACGGCGGCCGGAACAAGTTCAGCGGGAACGCTTACCGATTTCGATGTCGTGCGCTTCGGGCAATTCAACGGCGCCGTCGAACGCAACGGCACGCCGTTGGGCAACATCGTCTCGGCGCAGATCACCTATTCGAACAACCTCGATCGTATCGAAACCATCCGCAACGACGGCAGAATCGAGGGCGCCGATCCGACGATCGCGGCCCTTAGCGGTACGATCGATGTCCGCTTCGCCGATCAAACGTTGCTTAACCAGGCAATCAACGGTGATCCGGCCGAACTCACGTTCGGGTTCGTGCGCTCGGCGAGCCAATCCTTCGAATTGGTCGCGCACGCCGTCTACCTGCCGAAGCCGCGCCTGCCGATCCAAGGTCCGGCGGGCGTGCAGGCGACCTTCGAATGGCAGGCCGCCCGCGACGCCGTTCTCGGGCGCATGTGCACCGCCACGCTGATCAACGACGTGGCCGATTACGACAATCCGACCTGATGGGCGCTTCATGATCCGGTTGAACATCGCCGCCGAACCGTTTTGGCTCGATCTTTCGCATGGCGTGCGCGTCAAGGTGCCGCCGCTTACGGCAGCCATCATGATGGCGGCGCGAAGCGATCCCGCCGTCGCCGATCTTCCCGACGATACGCCGCTGGGCGTTCGGTCGCTCGCCTTCTGTAAGGCGGTTGGGCGGCTCACGATCCAAGAATGGGATGGTGTCGGCGACATGAACGGCGATCCCGTGGCGCCAAGCCCGGCGGGGATCGATGCCTTGCTTGATCTCTATCCGATATTCGAAGCATTCGAAATCAAGTACGTGGCCGGCCAGGGGCTCGCGTTGGACGCCGAAAAAAACGCATTCGCGCCCTCGCCGAATGGCATTTCGGCGGGGGCGAACGATATTGCGCCGCCTGCGAAGGGAAATGCGCCGAATGCCCCGCGGTCCTGAATGCCCCTCGAACGCTTGAGGGCTGGCAAGTCTGGGATTTGGCCTTGCGGCTCGGCGGACAACTCCGGGCGGTGCCAACCGCCATCCTCGGATGGGATTTCGGGGCCGCCCTGGCGATGGCGCGCGCGCTGGGCGTCAATCCCGTGGTTGCCGCGGAAGTCCTGCCCGAAATCGAAGCAATCGCGATCCGGCAAATGAACGATCGCCTAAAGATCGGGGTGCAATCCGATGGCTGAACGTCGCGCATCCGTGCGCCTGCAAGTGGTCGGCGGCACCGAAGCCAAGGCCGAATTGGCGTCCGTCGGCGCGGAAGGGCAGCGGTCCCTCGAACGGATTACGCGCGCGACGCAACCGGCGTCCGCCGGCCTGCGCGTCGTCGATGCCGTCGCCGGAGAAGCGCGGCAATCGGTCGAACAATTCGCGGCGCGCGCCGGTGTCGCAGGCACGGCCCTTAGCGCGTTGGGAGCCGTTGGAGCCGTCGCGGCGGCGGGCGTTGGCGCCGTCGTCGCCGCGCTCGCCGCCGGCGTGCGGGAATTCGAGCAAAAGGAACGCGCGTTCCTGCGGCTTGAGCAGGTCATTCGCGCGACCGGACACGCGGCCGGCATCACGGCGGGCGAAATCCGCGATATCGCCGACGAGCTCGAAAGCACAACGCTCGCCGGCGATACCGATGTCATGGGCGCTGGCGCGGTGCTTGCCACCTTCCGCGCGATCTCCGGCGACGAATTCAAACGCGCGCTGCGCGCGGCGCAGGATCTGGCCGCGGTCTTCGGGCAGGATATCCAGTCGGCAGCCGTCCAGTTGGGCAAGGCTTTGGAGGACCCCATCAACGGCATCACTGCGCTTCGGCGTGTCGGTGTCTCGTTCACCGCATCCCAAAAGGAAATGATCGCGGAAATGGTCCGCGTGGGCGATATCGCGGCCGCCCAACGGATCGTCCTCGAAACGCTCGAACAACAGGTCGGCGGAGCCGGCGCGGCCGAGGCCGGTGGCGTTAGCGGCGCGTTCCATCGGGCGAGCGCCGCAACCGGGAATTTCCTCGCCAAGCTCGCGGAAGTGACCGGCGCCGCCGGCTTCGCCCAAGGCGCTTTGGACGGATTGGCCGGCGCCGTCAACGCGGTGACGAACGCCTTGTCGCGCATGAATGACGAAGGCGATGTCGGCCAAGTCGTCGTGCGTTTGAACCGCCAATTGATCCAGGCGCAGGATTACCTCAAGCACCTTGAAGAGGCCGGCGCCGATCCGATGGCGATCGCGATCGCGCGCAGCCAAGTCGACGATCTCGATCGCCGAATCAACGCGGTGATCGAGCGCGGCCGCAAGGAGGTTGCCGAGGCCGAACGGGCCGAAGCCGGCCGCTTGGCGGCAGAAGCCGAGGCGAAAACCGAAAAGGGGCTCGCCCGCCTTGCCGAACTGCGGAAGGAATTGGAAGGGTTAGGAACGCCGGAAGAAAAGCTCGCCGCGATCAACCGGCGCGTGGCGGAAACGGTGACGCAGCTCGAAAAGCTTCGCACGCAGGGCAACACGGCGGCCATCGACGATGCGATTCAGGCGGCGCAGGAAATCGCCCGGCGGCAAATCGAGGCGATCGAAAGGCCAGCGCGGGAAGCGGCCGAGCGCGAGGCGAAGCGCACGCGGGAACTGATCGACGATCTCGCCGGCTCGATTTCGCGGTTCGGCGACGAACGGGCGAAATTCGTCGAGCGCTTCGTTTCGCGCTTGGGCGAGAACGCCACAGCCGAGCAGCGGGCCGAAGTCGAGCGCCTGGCGAACCGATTGTACGATCTCGAAAGGGCGGAAAAGAAGGCGACCGAAGCGGGGCGCGAGGCCGATCGCCTTCGGCAGGAAGGCAAGACGATCACCGAATCGGTGCGCACCGCCGCCGAACAATACGCCGATACGCTCGCCAATCTGAATCGCCTGCTCGAAGCGGGCGCCATCTCGCAAGAAACCTATGCGCGGGCGGTGGCGCGGGCGCGCGAACAATTGGAAGCGGCGGAACGAACCGAATGGCGCCGCACGATGCGGCAATCCGGCGATCTGTTCGGACCGGCGCGCGCGGCCTTGGACGAATATATCGAAAAGGCCGGAACGACCGCGCAACTCATCGAGCAGAGCCTTACGAAGGCATTTGCGTCGGCCGAGGAAGCTGTCGCGCAATTCGTGCGAACCGGCAAGATCGATTTTTCCTCGCTCGTTTCCTCGATGCTCGCCGATCTCGCGCGCCTGTCCATCCGGCAGGCGGTCCTGTCGCCCTTGGCGAACGCCCTCGGCGGATTGTTAGGGGGGCTTTTCGGCGGCGGCGCGGGCAACATCTTCGCCGGCATCTACCATGCTGGCGGCAAGGCCGGCGTCGGCGGCGTCATGCGCTCGGTTCCGGCCATCGCCTTCGCCGGCGCGCCGCGCTTCCATCAAGGATCGGGGATGCTCGGGCTGCGGCCCGACGAAATCCCAGCCGTGCTGCAACGGGGAGAGCGCGTTCTAAGCCGACAAGAAACGCGGGAATACGAACGCGGCCGCGCCATCAACATCAACATCGCCACGCCCGATGTCGAAAATTTCCGGCGCGCGCGCACGCAAATCGCCGCCGACATTGCGCGGGCGGTCGCATTCGGATCGCGGGGCATGTAGCCGATGGCCTTTCACGAAATCCGCTTCCCCGACGCCATCTCGCGCGGGGCGCGCGGCGGCCCGGAACGGCGAACGCGCATCGTCGAACTGGCCTCCGGCGACGAAGAGCGCAATTCGCCATGGGCGGATAGCCGGCGGAAGTACGATGTTTCGTACGGCATTCGCCGCGCCGACGATCTCGCGGCGGTCATCGCCTTCTTCGAAGCGCGTTACGGGCGCCTGTACGGATTCCGCTTCAAGGATTGGGCCGATTACAAATCTTGCACGCCGTCGCAAACGCCATCGGCAACGGATCAGTTCATTGGCGAAGGCGATGGCGTCGCGACCGAATTCCAATTGGTCAAGGTCTACGCGTCCGGGGCGCAAAGCTACGCGCGGCGGATCGTCAAGCCGGTGGCGGGGACGGTATCGGTGGCGGTTGACGGCGTTCCGCAATCGTCGGGATGGTCCCTCGATACGACAACGGGCGTGGTTGCCTTTACCGCCCCGCCGGCGAACGGCGCGATCGTCACCGCCGGGTTCGAATTCGATGTTCCCGTCCGCTTCGATAGCGATCAACTGGACGTGACGCTCGATATCGAACGGCTCGGCTCCATTGCCTCCATCCCCCTCGTCGAAATCCGCAAGTAACGATGTTCGGATATCCGCCAAAGCGGCTTCCCCACGCCGCGATGATTTCCGCCTGGCTCGACGCAAACGGCGGCGCGCGCCGGTTCGAAGAAGGCGAAACGGCCGATGGGGAGCGGATACGCAAGGAACTCAGGGAAGCGGGCTACCGCATCCATCGCCGCGCCGGTTCGTGGTTCGTCGGGCGCGGCCACGGGCGCCCGAAGAAGATGCCTTGGGCAGGCGTGATCGCGTTGTGGGACGAATTGCGTGCCGCGAAAGGGCTTCCGCCATTGCTTCCGCCGGCGAAGAAGAAGGCGCATCGATGAAGGCGATTCCGGCCGCTTTGCAGGCCCATCTCGATAGCGGGGCGACAACGCTCGCGTGGTGCTGGCGCATCGAGCGGGCCGATGGGCAAATCTTCGGCTTCACGGATCACGATAGACCGCTTGCCTTCGGGGGCACATCCTACGAACCGGAATCCGGGTTCGATGCCTCGGAAATCCGCGCCGGCTCGGATATGGCGGTCGATGCGCAAGACGCCGCCGGCGCAATCACTTCCGATCGGATCACCGAAACCGACATTCTCGATGGCCGGTGGGACAACGCGACCATCGAGGTTTGGCGCGTCAATTGGAACGATACGGATCAGCGCGTGCTGATGCGCCGGGGCAATATCGGGCAAGTCCGACGCGGCAAGGCGGCCTTCGTCGCCGAGGTTCGTTCCCTTTCGCATGTGCTGAACCAAACGATCGGCCGCACCTTCCAATACTACTGCGATGCGGCTTTGGGCGACGCGCGATGCGGGATCGATCTTGATAGCGCCGCTTACAAGGGAAGCGGCCAAATCATCTCGGTCGATGCCGATCGCGTCTTTACGGCTTCCGGCATCGACGGCTTCTTGCCGGATTGGTTCGCGCTGGGGTTCGTAACCTGGCTTTCCGGCGCCAATGCGGGTCGTCGCGCGGAGGTTACCCGACATTCCGTCTTGGGAGGCGTCGTCCAAATCGAATTGTTCGAACCGCCGGTGCGCCCGCTGGCGATCGCCGATGCCTTCGATATCCGCGCCGGGTGCGACAAGCTCGTTTCCACTTGCCGCGCCAAGTTCGCCAACGCGGTCAACTTCCGCGGCTTCCCGCATATGCCGGGCGATGACGCGGTGGTGCGCTACGCCAATCGTGGCGACGCGAACAGCGGGCAACCGCTTTAGCCGAGGGAACTATCCGATGAAGAAAGTCGTCGAACCGCGCTTGCGCGCGAAGGGTACCCATGCGCCCGGCTGATCCGTCGGCGGTTATCCAAGCCGCGCGGTCTTGGATCGGCACGCCCTACCACGATCAAGCGTCCGTCAAGGGCGTCGGCTGCGATTGCCTCGGCCTGGCGCGCGGCGTTTGGCGCGAGGTGATCGGGCGCGAACCGATCAAGCCGCCGCCCTATTCGCGCGATTGGGGCGAAATCGATCGCCGGGAAACCTTCGCGGAAGCGATCCGGCCCTTCATGATCGAAATCGATCCCGCCGAGGCCGGACCTGGTGCGCTGATCCTGTTCCGCATGCGCGATCGCGCGCCGGCGAAGCATTGCGGCATCCTCATCGCCCAAGGCGCGGCATTGATCCACGCCTACGAACGCTGCGGCGTCATCGTCGAACCCTACGATCGCGCATGGAAGCGCCGGGCCGCGTTCGCGTTTCTCTTTCCCGCATCGGAGCCCTGATCCATGGCATCCGTGATCCTGAATGTCGTCGGCACGGCTCTTGGCGGCCCCCTTGGCGGCGCGATCGGCGCCATCATCGGCGCGGCCATCGATAGCCAGATCGTTCGCGCGATAACCCCGAACCAAACGCAACGGATCGAGGGGCCGCGGCTGAACGATGTCAAGGTTACGACGTCCACCGAAGGCATGGTGATCCCGCGCGTCTACGGAACCATGCGCGTCGGCGGGAACATCGTTTGGGCAACGGATTTTCGGGAAGAGGTGCGTACAACCACCCAAAGGACGGGCGGCGGCAAGGGCGGCGGGGGCGGCGGCGCAACGACCGTTACGACCGAATATTTCTACTATTGCTCGTTCGCCGTGGCGCTTTGCGAAGGCCCTATCGCCGCGATCGGGCGCATTTGGGCCGATGGCAAACCGTTCGACGTTCCCGGCGCGGTCTATCGCGTCTATCGCGGGACCGAAGATCAGGGGCGCGATCCGCTGATCGCAAGCATGATGGGGGCCGACAACACCCCCGCCTATCGCGGGACCGCCTACGTCGTCTTCGACAATCTTCCCTTGGAAAAGTTCGGCAATCGCATTCCGCAACTATCCTTCGAGGTCTTCCGGCCCTTGGACGATCCGGAATCCGCCGAGCAGCTCGTCAAGAGCGTCACGATGATTCCTTCCGCCGGCGAGTTCGTTTACGCAACCGATCCCATCGTCCGGCGCGAGGCAAATGCGTTGTCGGGCATGTTCGTTCGAGACGTTTCGGAAAACGTCCATTCGACCGACGGCCGGCCCGACTTCACCGTTTCGCTGGATCATCTGGCCGCGATCGCGCCGAACCTGCAATCGGTGGCGCTCGTGGTTTCGTGGTTCGGGACCGATCTGCGATGCGGTCAATGCCTCATCGTCCCCGGCGTCGAAACGGCAGAGAAGATCACCTACCCGAAGGCATGGTCGGTCAACGGCATCGGTCGCTCCAACGCGCATGTCGTTAGCCAATACCAAGGCGGCCCCGCCTATGGCGGCACGCCGGCCGATTTCGCGGTTGTGCAAGCCATCCAGGCGCTCAAGGCGCGCGGTCTTCGGGTGACATTCTATCCGTTTGTCCTCATGGACATTCCCCACGGCAACGGCCTACCGAACCCATATTCCGACAACGCCGGCGCAAGCGGGCAACCGGCCTATCCATGGCGCGGCCGCATTACGTGCTCGCCGGCGCCGGGGTATGCGGGGAGCCCGGACAAGACCCCATCCGCCGCCGCTCAAGTCAACGCCTTCTTCGGCAACGCGCAGCCGTCGCATTTCCTTGTATCGGGCACGAACGTTTCGTGGATCGGCCCGGCCGGCGATTGGGGCTTCCGCCGCATGATCCTGCATTACGCGCATCTTTGCGCGGCGGCAGGCGGCGTCGATGCGTTTCTGATCGGCTCGGAATTGCGCGGGCTTACGCACGTGCGGTCCTCGGCATCCGCCTATCCGGCGGTGGACGCCCTGCGGTCGTTGGCGTCCGCCGTTCGATCGATCCTCGGCGGCTCGGCCAAGATCTCCTACGCGGCCGATTGGTCGGAATATTTCGGTCATCATCCGCAAGACGGAACGGGCGACGTGTACTTCCATCTCGATCCGCTATGGGCGGATAGCAACATCAACTTCATCGGCATCGATAACTACATGCCGTTGTCCGATTGGCGCGATGGCTTCTCGCATGCCGATGCCGTCGCGGGATGGCGATCGATCTACGATCGCGATTACCTCGAAGCCAACATCGAGGGCGGCGAGGGTTTCGATTGGTACTACGCGAACCAATCCGATCGCGACGCGCAGAACCGCACGCCGATAACCGACGGCGCGGGTAAGCCGTGGGTCTTCCGCTACAAGGATATTCGGGCGTGGTGGTCAAACCAACATTTCAACCGACCGGGCGGGATCGAAAGCGGAAGCCCGACCGCATGGGTTCCGCAATCGAAGCCGATCCGGTTCACGGAGGCGGGATGCCCCGCTGTCGATAAGGGGACGAACCAACCGAACGTCTTCGTCGATCCGAAATCCTCCGAAAGCAACCTGCCCTACTATTCGCGCGGGGCGCGCGACGATTTCATTCAACGCCGCTACATCGAGGCGCTCTATCACTACTGGTCCGCTAACAACCCCACGTCATCGGGCTACGGTGGCTCGATGATCGAAATGGACGAATTGTCCATATGGACATGGGATGCGCGGCCCTATCCCGCCTTTCCGGCGCGTTCCGACGTATGGGGCGATACCGAAAATTGGCGCCTGGGGCATTGGCTCAACGGCCGATTGGGATCGTCCGGCTTGGCCGCGCTCGTTCGCGAACTTTGCCGCCGCGGCGGCATGGCGGATGCCCATATCGACGTGGCGCAATTGGCAGCGACCGTGCCGGGCTACTTGATCGAAGCGATCGAAAGCCCGCGCGGATCGATCGAACCGCTTGCGCGCTTTTATGGTTTCGATGCGGTCGAATCCGATGGGGCGATCCGCTTCATTCCGCGCGGCCTGGCGCCGGTCGCCACGATCGCGCCGGGCGAACTCGTCGCCGCCCAGCGCCGCGAAAACGACGATATCGAATTCACGCGGAGCCAAGAAACGGAATTGCCCCTCGCCCTGAAATGGCGCCTGATCCAGGCGGGCGAGGAATACAAGGGCATGACCGTCGAGGCGCGGCGCATCGCGGTCGATACCGCGCGCATCCGCTCCGAGAATTTTTCGATCGCGGCCGCCGGCGCGGAGGCCGATACGCGGTGCCGGCGGGCGTTGTTCGAATCGTGGATCGAACGCGAGCAGGCTAAGTTCGCGTTGCCGCCGTCCCGCATCGCGCTCGATCCGGCCGATGTCGTTTTGGTCGAACACGATGGGCGCCTCATCGAAATGCGCATCGGCGTCATCGCCGATACCGACGCGCGGACCATCGATGCCGTGCGCACGGATGCGGTCCTCTACGGCGCGCGTCCCGGCGCGGAAAGAACGCCATCGGTTCCCGCGCCGATCGTCTACGGGCTGCCGACCGTCGCCCTCATGGACCTGCCGCTGATCAACGGGGACGTGCCGGCGCATCGGCCCTATATCGCCGTGCATTCTTCGCCGTGGTACGGCCGGGCGGCGATTTACCGGAGCGTCACGCAAGATGGGTTCACGCTGCTCGATACCGTTGACGTTCCGTCGCGCATCGGTGTCTTGGCCTTCGATTTTCATGCGTCGGGCGCGGCCGCCCGGAACTTCGATCTCGGAAACGAGCTCTACATCGATCTGATTTCGGGGACGTTGCAAAGCGTGGCCGATATCGAATTGTTCGCCGGCGCCAATACGGCGGCAATCGAATCCGAGCCGGGCGTTTGGGAAATCGTGCAATTCGGCGAAGCCGAGTTGATCGATACCAACCGCTATCGATGCCGTCGCCTGTTGCGCGGTCAGTTGGGAACGGAAGGCGCCATGGGAAACCCGGCGCCGGCCGGAAGCCGCGTTGTCATTCTCGATTCAACCATTACGCCGCTTTCGATCGCGGAAGCGGATGTCGGCATAGCTTTCAATTGGCGCGTCGGCCCGGCGTCGCTTGCTCCGGATGCCGATTCCTACGCGGCCCTGCAATTCGCGCCGGCGGCCATTGGCCTACGCCCCTATTCCGTCGGGCATGTAAGCCAACCCTACAAATTCGCCCGCCAACCCGGCGACCTAACGATCTCGTGGGTGCGGCGCACCCGCTCCCCCGCGGGGGACAACTGGGCGGCTGCGGAAGCGCCGCTGTTCGAGGATTCGGAAGCCTACGCCGTCGACATCCTCGACGGCGCGATCATCAAGCGGACGCTTACCGCGAACACGGCATCCATCATCTATACCGGCACGCAGCAAATTGCCGATTGGGGCGGCCTTCTAGGGCCGGGCGATACGCTCGATATCGCGATCTACCAGCTTTCGGCCGTCTTCGGGCGCGGCGCGCCGAAGACCGCGCGGTTGTACTTCTAGAGGGCATCATCAATGGCCGACGAATCCGTTCATCTTCATTTGCCCTACATCCTCGCCAACCAGGCGCAAAAGCACGTTACGCATAACGAAGCGATCCGGCTTCTCGATGCCTTGGTGCAATTGGCGGTCATCGATCGCGATCTATCGGCTCCGCCATCGTCGCCGGCGGACGGCGATCGTTACATCGTGGCGTCCGGCGGTTCCGGCGCGTGGGACGGCTGGGATCTGAATATCGCCTATTACGTCGATGGCGCCTGGATGAAACTCGTTCAGCAGGTCGGGTGGCGCGTTTGGATCGCCGACGAAAGCTTGTTGGCTGTTTGGAACGGCAACGCTTGGGTCGATGCCGGCATGACGGCGGAGGCGCTGGGCAACGGCAGCCTCTCCGTATTGGGAATCAACACCGCGGGGGATGCAACGAACCGCCTGGCGGTGAAATCCGATGCGGCGTTGTTCAGCCACGACGATGTGACGCCCGGCACCGGCGATATTCGGTTGGCCGTCAACAAAAGGGCGGCGGACAAGGATGCCGGGTTTGTGTTTCAAACCGGGTTCAGTACCCGCGCCCTGTTCGGGTTGTTTGGCGATGACGATTGGACGGTGAAGGTCTCGCCGGACGGTTCGACATTCCACACCGGGATCGTGATCGATAAGGACAACGGCGCGGTAGCACTGACCCGGCACCCGAAGTTCAGCGGCTACGTGAATTATGCCCAATACAACGCCGCCGGCGCATGGTTCAAGATCGACATCAACAACAACCGCCACAACGATCAAGGCGCGCTTTCCGGTGGTACTTTCACCGCGCCTCACGACGGTTACTACATGATGGGGGGCGCATATATCTTCCAACTCAACGCCTCCCCGCCGTCGTCGATATGGATCGGTATCAGCGTCAATGGCGCCGCGCCGCTGTCCGATCGTGTTGGCATTCAACGGGCCAACATCAGTACGAACGATTGGGTGGACGTATCCGCCCTTTTGAAGTTGTCGGCCGGCGACACGGTAGAACTATGGGCGCAATTCATCGGCAACGATGGATATATCTTGGCGAATAGCGGAGTGTTTTGGGGATACCAGGTTCCCTGAACGGTTGCTTTCCGAAACGCTACCTTCAATGCACGGATTTCCAACGATGACCGATGATGAAGTTCGCGAGATCGCGCGAACGGCCGCGCGCGAGGCCGTTCGCGAAATGATGATCGCCATGGGCGTCGATACCTCGAACCCGGCGGCTATCATCGAAATGCAGAAGGATTTCCAATCGCTGCGAGATTGGCGCCAATCGATGCAGGCCGTGCGGCGCCATGGGCTCATGACAGCCATCGGCGTGCTGACCGTAGGCACGTTGGGCTTGATCTACATGCACTTCATGCACCGCTAACGCCCCATGCCCTCCGAACCGATCCGCCCGCCGCAAGGCGGGTTTTTTGTTGCCTGAACGATAGGAGAAGACATCGATGCCGACGCTATCGCTGCCGGACAAGTTCCGGCGATGCCACGAGGTGACCAAGAAATGGGAGGGAGGTTGGTCCGATCATCCCGCCGATCCCGGCGGCAAGACCATGTATGGCGTTACGGAAGCGGTCTACCATGGGTGGCTGAAGAAACATGGCAAGGCACCGAAACCGGTGCGCCAAATCACCATCGAGGAAGCCGAGCGGCTCTTTTATGAGGAATATTGGGTCGCCTGCGATGGCCCTGGCCTAGCGCCGGGCGTCGATCTCGCGACCTACGACGCTTCGGTGAATTCCGGCGTTGCGCGCGGCCGCAAGTGGCTGATGGCCTCGATCGGCGGCCCCGATCATGAAACCGTCAAGCGCATCTGCGCGAAGCGTCTAAGCTTCATGCAAAGCCTCGCCATCTGGAAGACCTTCGGCAAGGGATGGGCGCGGCGTGTTGCCGATATCGAGGCCAAGGGCGTTGCCTGGGCCTTGGCGGCCGCGAACGATAGCGCGGTCGTGCAGCAGCGGCTCGAGGACGAAGCATCCGTGGCGCGCGGCGCTTCGAAGAAGCAAACCGCAGGCGCCGGCGGCGCGGGCGGCGGGGGCTTGATCGGCGCCGAGCAAGCCACACAAGCCGGCGATTGGATCGCGGCCAGCATCGCTTTGCTAGCCGTTGCGGCCTTGGTCTACCTGATCGCGCGGGCGATCATCAACAAGCGTCGCGCCGATGCCTATTTGCGGGAGGCGGCCCATGCTTAGCGTGCTTGCCCCGATCCTCGTAAGCCTGGGCGCGCCGATCCTCGGATCGATCCTGCGCGACAAGATCGGTGGCGTCGCCGGCGACGCATCGGCGCGGGTTGTCGAAGCGCTCGCGCAGGCCTTCGGCACGCGGCCAAACGAAGAGGCCATCGCCGACGCGATCAAGGCGGACGTGAACGCCGCCGTTAAGGTGCAAGCGATCGAAAACGAACGGCGCGCCGAATGGATCGCTTACCTTACGATGGCGACCGCCGAACGCGACCGCATGTTGAAGCGGGAGGACGAACGCGAAAGCCTGTTCTCATGGGGATGGCGCCCGGCGATGTCCTGGCTTCTGCTGTTCCTGTGGTCGTGGAACGGGGTGATCCTGCCGGTCATCAACGCAACGGCCGGATCATCGATCGTGCCGATCCCATGGGAGCATCTGCTTGGCTTCGCCGGGCTTTGGCTCGCGATCTATGGCGGCGGCCATACGATCAAGTCGGTGCTGGGGAAGTAGACGGGACCAATCGCGTCTATCTTCCAGCCTTCTTCGCGGCGGCCTCGATCCAACTTCCGATGTTGTCCCTGCCGCTGTCGTTCACCCAATCATACGTCGGATAGATTTCCGACAGCAGAACCTTCCTGCCGTTCTGCTGAATGCTCCAATTCGCGAATGGGTTGTCGCCGCTGGAATCCGTGCGCCCATTCGAATCTTTCATGTTATGGATGTAGATACCCAGCATCCCGTTGCCTTTCTTATGGCTCTGCTGGATTTCATAGCCTACGTATTTGCGTCCGGATGTTTCCGCGCCAATCAACACTACCGTCACGGATGTTCCATTGAGCTGATTATCGATCCATCGATGGATTGCATCCTCGCCCTTCTTCTTCACTTCCTCCCAAGCCGCTGCATCCCAGAACCCGGCGCTTTCCCGATCCGGCTTCATCAGCCAGCAGTTGCGAACCTGCCCGGCCCGCCAGACATCGCGCTCATAATGAAAGCTGAAAAACGTTCGCCGCGCCAT